GGAGGTCTGGATGGTGAAAGTGGGCATCACCCCGGTATTGATAAACTGCTCGATGATCTCATCAAAGATTTCCGTGCACTTGTAGATGGTCATGCTAAAGGCCAGGGCAACGGTCTGGGGCTTGTGACCCACCACGGGGTTGCCCAGCTTGTAGACCTCCTTGGTGTTGACAGTGGCCTTTCCCTCAAACTCCTTGGCCATCAGCATGGAGTAGCGGGTGCCATCAATGGTGACAAAGCACTCCGCATAATTGGCGCTTACAGCGTCCAGCGTGTTCATAGTGGCGCTATTCATACCTTATCCCTCCTTTACTGGATGACCACGCTCATGTAGAGCTGGGCCATAGCGTTGACGATGTTGAGGCCGTTGATGACCAGCAGCACCGCCTTTTTCTTGTCACCCTGCTCACAGGTGACCGTCTCCTCATCGAAGTCCTCCACGGCCCGGATGCTCTCCAGGTCCCGGATGAGCTTGCAGATGTCACCCCACAGAGCGGAGCGGCCAGAGGCATCATTGGGCACGGTGCCCACATAGCGGGTGTTGAACAGGACCGCCGTGTCATTGGCGATCTGGTCGCACACACGCATGGTCTGGTTGCTCTGGAACACCTCACCCTTGGTGTCGGACAGGGTGAGCAGGGTGTTGATGTCCTCCAGGACACGGGTGACCCCGTTGACATTGTGCATGATAAACTTGCCAGCCTTGAGGGCCGCCTCAAGCTCCGCCTGGGTGTAGTCGGTGTCAACGGTCAGCTCACCATCATACTTGTAGTTGGTGAGGGACTTGTTGACGGCCACACCGGCCTGGGCACCAGTGACCCAGTAAACCAGGGCGTTCTTGTCCACATCGGAGATGGTGGAGTGGGTCACCTCATTCCACACGCCGATCACGCCCTCATAGTCAACGGTGGAGGGCTGCCAGGCCACAAGCTGGAATTTAGCGCCCACCTCATCACGCATACGCTCCGTGTAGGAGGCGTAGAGCTTGACGATGGTGGCATCAGAGGCCGGGCAGCAGAGCGTATTGAAAGAATACGCCTCGATCTTGTCCAAAAAGCTCTGGTGACTGTCACCAGTGATGCCGGTGACATCGGTGCCGCCGGTCAGCGGAGTGCCCGCCGTGGCTGCCAGCTCAAGGCCCTTTTTCCAGGTCACATAGTCATTGGCAGTCAGGTCCGTGGCCTGGGCCACCGTCTGGGTGTCCACACAGGTGCCGTCCAGGTAGGTGCTGACATCCCACAGGCTCTCATCATCCACATTGGCCGCAATGACAATGGTGATGTCATTGCCCCGCACACCGGGGTACTTGGCACTTGCCAGGGCACAGGAGGCCGTAGAAGCCCCGGAGCCCAGGCGGTAGCAGTAGACCGTGGTGGCGTGCAGGAAAATCTCCCGCAGGGCCAGCAGTTTGTCACTGTCATAGGAGTAGCCAAAGATGGCCTTGCTGTTCTTCTGAAACTCCCCGGAGGTGACAGCAAACACCTCATTCTCAGGGCCCCAGCTCAACATAAAAGGAGCCGCCGCATATCCTCTGTCAGACAGAGTAGCGGAGGCCTTAGCGATGCTGGAGAAATTGATATAGCTGCCGGGCAGGACCTTGTTCTGGGTCAGCCAGATGCCGCCGCCTAAAGCCATATTATCTCACCGTCCCTTTCATAAAGTTCTCAATCAGCGTGTCCACCTCTTGCAAGGTGTAGCTTTTGCCGTCCTCCAGCAGGGCGCTGATTACATCCCGCCGGTTGGCATATCTCTTGGAGGCCGCAAGCTGCTCTTTGGTGAACACAGCCGCCGGGGCCTCCTGGGCATTGGTCTTTGCCATAGCCTTACCCCTCCTGTTTTATAGTCAAAGTTTCCATCATGTCCTGCTCCTGCTGGATGTAGACGAAGTGGTCATAGCTCACGATCATGTGCAGCACATCGTCTGTGACATTCCAGTCCATGCTCCGGGCATGGATGAGGTCCCCCTGTGGCGTGGTGATGTCCCCCAGGACCAGGGTGAGCCGGTGGGCCATATCGTAGCACTCCGCCCGCCCCTCCTTGGGGTAGTAGATCACATCCACTGTGGGGGTCCGCCGGTATCGCTGGCCCACCTCTTTGGCGTTTCCAGCGCCGGGCATGATGACATTGAGGTCACCGGGTATCAAGCCCTGTTTGACCTCCCCGCCGTGCACCTGCACATCCGGGAAAGCGGCGTGCAGCGCAAGGCTCACGCCGTCATAGATGCTGTTGAAATTGATCTCAGACATTGAAAACCTCCCGCAGCATAGCCTCCAGCTTTTTCTCAATGACCGCCGGAGCGATGCGCTCCAGGTCCTGCTCAGACAGGGTGAGGAAATACTGTCCATTCACCCAGCCTTTGCCGCCCCGTGTGCGGTGGCCAAACTCCACATAGCTGGCATACCCCACCGGGTTGATGACCTCAATGGTGTATGTGCTGCCGGTCTTTTGCACCGGCAGGGATGCCGCATAGGCCTCTCCGCTGCTTTGCTCTTTCTTGCCGGTCCAGCCCCGGCGCAGGGTGCCGCCCTTTTTCCCGCTTGCCTTTGGGTATTGGCCCACCGGGGTGCGGGGGATGACCAGCGCCAGCAGCCGGGCGGCAAGTTCCTTGGAGGCATCCACACAAAACTTGTCCATGTCCACCTGCTGGAGCTTGGCCAGATTGTCCCGCAGCTTTTGGAGCTGCTTATAATCGCAGTTGCCCCATCTTGCCATTAGGCCCACCCCTCAAACAGCTCCAGCGGCACCTCCTGGTGAGCGTCAAACACAGCGGGCTTGTCGCTCCGCTCATAGTCACGGGTCACACCGTTCTGGGTGACCGTGATTTTGGAGCCGTCCGGGATGTCCACGGAGGGGTCAATGTACAGGGTCACGGACTGGGCCACCTTTGCGGCCTCACTCTCCGGCTCTGTGGTCTTGACTGAGGTGTAGGAGATGCGGCAGGGGGCATCCTGTACGGTCACCTGCTCCACCTGTTCTGTGCGGCCATTGGCGGGGTTGAGTTCCCCCACCAGCACAGTGACCGTGGCTGTGCCCTCCCACAGGCTCTGCACGGCCTTTTTATATCCGGCGGGTAATTTCACCACCGCAGCCTCCTAAACGCCGCCAGGGAGCTCTCAGGTGGGTTCCTGAGCGTTTCCAGCAATGCGTCAAAGCGTGCCTCTGCACTGCTGGCACCATCGCTGGCCCCTGCATAGGTGATGGAGACATCACCCTCTGTGATGCCTTTGACCGGGGCGGAGAAGTCAAAGCCCTCCACACCGTCCAGAGCACCGGCGGCTTTTTTGTCATAGAGGTATTGACCGGCCACCATATCAACCAGGGTGTAAAAGAGGTCATCCGGCAGCACCTTATGGTTGATGTCTGCCAGGATGGCCGTCTCACACTTGCGGGTGGTGTACTCAAGGCCGGTTTTGTCCTCATCGGTGACCTTGTAGCCCAGCATGGCCAGCCGGGTTACCACGGCCTCATACACGGTCATGGAGCGTTACCTCTTAGCCCTTGGACTTGATGCGGCAGATGGCAATGGCCTTGTCCGCAATGTAGGAGCGCTCCGCCTCCGCAGTCTCACCAGAGTGTACCAGGTCCCAGTTGGCACCGTTGGCCAGCTCCGTGTCCGTGGGAGAGAGGGTGGCCTGGCTCTTTTTCTCATAGGAGATGCCAAAGGGCGCAAACACCTTGCGCTGGCGGGTGTAGAGGGTGTCCTGGCCGCCGTTGGTCTTGGGGTCACGGTTCATCTCATAGGGCACCTTAGCGCCGATGTCCTCAAAGCTGATAGCGCCCTCACCTAGGACATAGCTGGTGTAGATGGTATCATTGCCGCTCACCTCGGTGGGCATACCGTCATCAACCACCACCAGCTTGCCGTTCCAGGAGTACAGGGTCAGGTCACGGGTGATGCCGTCCTTGTCGGTGTACTTGAGGGCGGTGAGCAGGTTGAGGTTTTCCAGGTTGGTGGCCGGGACAGAGTGCATGAAGATCATGGCAAACTTTTTCTTGCGGTCCCCGCAGGCCTGGGCGGTGGCGCTGTTCAGCGTGGTGGCCTCCATAGGGCCGTCCACCTCAAAGGTGTGCTTGGTCACAAACTCAGCGCCCTTGGTGCTGGTCATGGCAAAAACGCCCTTGAGGATGGCCAGGAGGGTGTCCTGGTCAATGTCCTGCCAGTAGTCCACCACCTGCTGGGCCACATTGTTCATGAAGTCCTGGCCGCCGGTGATGTCAAAGGAGAAGTCCTTTTCCACCCACGCCTTGGCACGGCCGATGACCACCACGCCCTGCTCAAAGGTCTTGGTGCTGGTGGCGGTGATGTCGGTCTGGCCGTCATAGTTCACAGCGTCACCGTCCAGGAGGCCACGCATAGCGATGCGGGCATAGCCGGTGCCGTCCTGGGTGGTGAACACGGCCCGGATGTCCGGGTTACCGGCCAGCACCTTGGACTTGCGGATTTCGTTGAGGCGGGTGCGGGGGATGCGGTCCGCAATGTACTTAAACGCCTCCGGGTTGAAGCTCTTGGCATCAAACTTGCTATTAGGCATAATCAATTCATCCTTTCTTACTCAGTAGTTTTGGCCTTGGAGCTTTTCTTCTTGGGCTCCTGGGCCTCATTGTTGGTGTCGGCCTCCTCAGCGGGGGCCTCATCGTTGCCGGAGTTCTCCGGCTGGTCCTGTGCAGCGCTCAGGCGGACCATGACCTCCTTGGTGACGGCCTCAGCCAGGTCATTCACGCTGGGGACATTCTCCGCCATAAACTGCACAATGGCCTCCTGGGTGCGGGGCAGGTCCGCCACGGCCACGCCGGTCAAGCGGCCGGCCAGGTTTCGCAGCCCCTCCTCAAAGGAGACTGTGCGGGGTTTCGTGATGTTCTGCATTGTCACACCTCTTTCATTCGTCCAGCTTTGCGCCGGGGTTCTGAGCCAGGTATTCAGTCAGCTCAGAATAGGACATCTCAGATGTCTTTTTCCCGCCGCCGGGCTTGCCCCCGTCACCATTCTCACCGGGTTTCC